AAATATATTTGAAGATGAAATATATTTGAAGTATAGAATAATAATTTACAAATCAATGAATGAGATGTAAGTTTCTGATTTCAAACAATCAATAGAATGAGATTTAAAATTCTGATTTCAAACAATCAATACAAATATTTGTTTGTGTTGTTAATATTTCTGATTTAAATTATTCTCAAATATATTTCAATGAAATATATTTGAAGTATAGAATAATAATTTCAAACAACCAATGATCAATTATCTCAAATTCAAACACATTCATCCAACGCGAACAGTTCTACAAATATATCCATCAGGTGACGTTGGATCATAAACAGGTAATCTTTTTTGAGTACCAATATCAGGACACGCTGTTGGAGATGCAATAATACATGCAATTTCAAGGTTCGGTAATTCCCCAATGATATCTGATGTTAATGGTTCATTAACTGTAACTATTGCTAATCTCCCTCTAGTACATGGATTTGATATGGCTTTATTATAAAACCAAAGATTCCAAGCGTTATAATCTGTGATACTCCCATCTCCATTTATTGGTTCACCACTTGCTGAGTTATCACCGATAATATAAGGTATAAATCTTGTTGGAATTGAACATGTTTCTCCCTTGGATAATTGAAATGGATAATCAGTTCTGGTTCTACCTACATTATCACGATATGATGTTTTGGTTTCAATTTTAAAATCACTCTGTGCGTAAGGATTTGTATAAGGATCACCAGATGTTTGTTTAAAAATAGAAACAAAGTTCTCAGGACACCATTGTTTTGAAAAACATCTACAATTTACACCAGATGGACATTGACCATCTCTTCTTGTACTCTGATCACTTTGTTGTGCATGAGGCAATCTTGGATTATCACAATAGTTACCACTTGAACATACTTCAATTGATGGACTATATTCCTGATATGTTTCTAGATTTTCAGCACACTTTTTTTCTCCATTATAAATATTGGTTGCACAAAACCCCAATGGACACACCAATTTAGTTTGACCTGTCCCTGGAACAGAAACAACGTTTGCAGCAACGGTTGTACCTGTAGGTTCAACAAAGTTATCTGCAAAATAAATGAAAGAACCAACAATTAATACCACTATAAAAATTGAAAACCCGATGAGATAACCAATCGACGACATTTGAAAGTATCGAATTAAGTTTGATGTATTCTTTTGATACTTATAAATTTTGTGTTTCAACTTGAAATCAAGTTGAAACAAATTCATCTATTAATTCAGATATCAAAAATTATTCATTTATTTATTTCTTTCGAAAGAATTCTTCTAAACGAATATTTCTTTCATTCTTTTCAATTCCATCAAAGTTATATATCGTAAACAACCTCTTTTCTCGAATAAAATAATCAAGTAACACGCGGCATATTTCAATTCTCTGATAATTCGATTGAATCCAAGAATATGTGAATTCAAGTTTCTTTCTATTTTGTTTTTCTAACTCACGCCTTGATACTTCTCTGAATACAGGAAAATGAGCATCGATTAACTCTTTTTTACTCAAACCACTTGTTTTGACTTCAGGTGGATCGATACCTAATTCCCACATCAAAGTGTAAAAATATGGAAGTAACCTTGTTTCACATTCCCTTCCTCTTCCTCTTCTTCGAGCATCAACAACTGATTCCTTTTCCTCATATACCGTTTGATCAACAATTTTAAATTTACCATCTGTAAGCATCATGCCATATATTTTATAATCTTCATATACTTTCATTCGATCAGCTGTGTTTTGTTGTACCAATTGATAATAGACTATTTTTTCGATATCCTTGCATTCTCTCCAACCAACTTGTTCACTTGGTTTATACATTCGCAGCACTGGTGTATCTCCTTTGAAAAACTTTGAGTTAATTGCGTAACTATCTACAGAATCAGTATCCAAATATAAAGTATGAAGATAAACAACTTCATTGTTTTCATTTGGTTCAATTCTTTTTTCTTCGATCATTGCCAAATTAAGTTTCTTTGGTCGGAACTTGGTGTTTGGATTGGGTCTTCGTCCTCTACCTGTTTCTTTTTCAATAATTCTCTGTGATAAATCTACTATTTCTTCATAAGGTTCATGTGTAACATGAACAAAGTTTGAATAATAAGTTAGTATTCCTTCACTATGTTCATTTGAGTTTCCTTCAACAGAATTAATAATAGAATTCTCCAATAACCATATTCTTTTATCTAAACTTAATTCATTAACATATTTGTAGAAATAAGCATCTTTTGGATTTAATTCGAACAATGATTCAAGAGATATATCAGATATATCTCTTTTTATAATTGATAAATAATCAGTCAATTCAAGTGGTTGATAAACATTCAGATTTTCAGTATATACGGTTAATTCATAGTGATCTTGTTTCATATATTCAGTAACTATTGGGAAATCTCGCTGTAAAAATAAAATGTGACCATCTGATCTTAAATAACAATTATGTCCAAATCTATCTCTTATTGGTATTTTATTTGTTACTAATTGTTCAACTGCAAAATCAACATATTTTGGTATAAAATCTTCGTTTATCATGTTCATCCATTTATACAGAACGTCACCTGAGACACTGAATTTTTCACTAAAATAAGTTGTTATTGCATCACGACACTTATCAATCATTTCTTGAATGTAATACACATCATATGTTGATGTGTCAATTTCTTCAAGTTCCTCATTTACACAATCATAATCACAAACGTCAAAATCACATTCTTCTGAACCGTCAATGTCTCCATCTCGAACATTTCTATCTCTGTTTGTTTGACAATCAACAGAACATTGTTTCATAATACGAACTATCTTTGATATTTCTCTTTTCTTCAAATTAATTGATAATGCCTGTTGAATATCAATTGTCGGTGATCCATCGTCCATATATGAACAATGTAAATATACTTTAACTTTTATTCTTACATTTTCTACACTTGCAATGATAAATGAAGAACCTTTTTTTCTTTCTTCTTCAATGTATTTTCGTCGAGCTATTTTCATCAGTAGTTCGTGACTTGTTGCACGAAAGACTCGTCCGAATGCTTGTTGTAGAGCACCAGGAGTCCAAGGAAAACTAACGACATGAAATGCTATACAATTTGCTGTGTTAATTCCTTCACGTCCTGCTCTTGAAACAATAAAACATAAAATATATTCACCGTGTATGTTTTCTTCGCTGTTCAAACATTCAAGTATGATACTCTGATCTGTTTCTCTCGTATCACCTGATAACACAGCGTATCTCTTTTTCTTTGTAAAATCAGATCTCATCTTTCGTGAAGTCGAACTACAATAAGATTTGAGTTCTTTACTATCTTCACTTGCAAACACACTGATAGTTTCTTCGAAACGCTCATATCCAAATGATTCGAGACACATCGCTAACAATTCAGCACCAGCGTCGATGTATTCATTATAACAAAAACTTATACCTGGTGTATTTTCAATAATATCAATGATATTTGCAAATTTAATTGATAGTTTTGAGAGTCGATTTAATGAAGTCAAATGATATGAGAGTTCAGGTGTGGGTCTTAATTTACCTTTGACAGAAGTTGTATATTTTGCAAGTCCCTCTCTTCCTATACTACCATCGGGAAAAACAAAGTTTGAAGAATATTGTTCATTCAAATGAATATGATCTCTCTTTGTTTTGCTATCTTCGAGAATCCTTCGATATACATTGGATTGAAACTCAGACATCTGAGAGGGATATATGGTTGCTTTTGCTTCAACGATATTACCCATCGAATCATATATATTTTTTCCAAATTCATCTAATACTACATCTCCTACTTCGAATCCTTGATACTCAGCATCTACACCGTTATCTAATCTTCGAACATAACTAATGATACCCCTAAAATATGGTTCAAGTGTTTGTAGATTCATTTCTTCAAATTTCATATTTGAAGGTATTTGTTTGAACAATGGAAGTAAAAGATTTAATATGGGTATGAATTCATTAGCAGAATCAATCATAGGTGTCGCTGTTGCAAAAATGATGATTGATCTCTGAATCAAATGAAAAAACCTAAAATAAATCGAATAAATATCGGGATTCATCTCTTCGTTACTCAGTGATACATTTCGAAATGCATGTGCTTCATCTAAGAAAATAATTGTATCAGAGTATTTCATAATTATTTGTTCATCAGAAAGAGTCTTGAGTTCATTTGCAAATGTTTGACGAGTTCGAATATCGTAGTATTCCCTTATTTTTGAATTAATAGCATTTCGTCTTGATATTTCACTTGATTCTGTTCCGACAAGTACATTTTCATATTCATCGTTCTTCGTACATTTACAAATAAGTTCGTTCCTAAATTCTCTCTCAAGTGTTGTGTTAGGTAAAATAACAAGAAACTTCTTTTTTATTGTTTCTTCTTCTGAATTTAAATATTCATTCTTGACTCTCTCACAGAATTGGACATATGTACAAGTTTTACCACTACCAACTTCATGATCAAGTAATATTCTATCAGTTGCTTTGAGTATTCTTGAAATCCAAGTTTGATGTGTAAATCCTTCTCCCCTTGGTGGGATCATTTCACTTGCTTGTGCTGCATAATCAATGAACTCTCTTTTGGCTCCTATTTTTTGTTGAAACAATGGATCAGATGGTTCAGGGTAAAATTCAATCATATCATCTAGTTGAACCTCACGCATATTTCTGTTCTTTGATACAAATAGGAAATGAAAAATAGGAAAATCAATGAGTGATATTTAATTTGATATTTAGATCTAAATATCAAATTGATCACATGATAATTATCTTTTTTTCTTTGATAACATCCTAAATGCAGCAAATGCACCACCACCGATTATAACGACAAATATTATAAGTAAAATTGGCCCAAAAATAGACGTTATAGAATTTGTTTGATCTGCAGTTGCCCTGGCTTTACTTGCTGCCAATGATTTAACAGTGTTACTCATGACACAATTTGCAACAGATGATGCCTTTTGTTCGATTCGAATAGAACCACCAATATTACTATTCTGAGCTAAAATGGTAGTTCCAGATATAACTTGATTTGCATTCGAAACACAAGACTGTTCAGCAGTTTGATTAATTCTATTTAATATTTCTCCTCGTATTGAACTTGCATTATCTTGATTTTTAACACTTAATAAACTTGGTAATCCTCCACCACTATCTTTATTTGCTTGTTTCGTTATTGCTTCGATGACACTAGTAACTTGAGAATCTAAAACTGAAATCATGGCGCACGAAGCATTTGCCTCGCACGCCTGTACTATACTTATGTCTCCTCCTATATTAGCATTTAATAATGTAATATTAAGATCTTCAATAGCCTGAAAACAATTAGCTTGACAAGAAGCTGAATAAGATTGATTGATTTCGTTTTTGATGCTCTGTGCAATTTCAACGCGATTCTTTTGAACACTAACACTTGGACCCATTTATTGTATTAAAAATAAACAGAAACTCAATTTTGTTTCTTAATTAAGAAACAAAACAAAAAATGATCTTTAGTTACATAAACGACTTCAATAAAATAACAAAACAAAGATTATATACTTTGAATAAAATATGATAGGAATAAATCGAACTGGTGCTGGACGCACACAAAGACACATTCAGAGAGAATCACCTGAACAAGGTGTGGTATCATGTATGATTAATTCAAGAAATTTAATTGAAGAAAAGAAAGAAGAGGGACTCGATTCATATTTTAATCAAACCAGTGAAAAAGTACCAACTTTAGTTGTTGATCGTTATACACTTGTTTTATTTGATGACGTTGAACTCGCAAGAAATTCAGTTGTTAATGTAACAAACCCAAGTACATCAGGTACAGATAGTGTTAATGATCCACGCATGGGAACATCACAAGACGACAAAAGATGTTTTACTTGTAGTAAAACTTTGAAAGATTGTCCTGGACATTATGGTCGCATTGTTTTGAATACAATGATTTATCATCCAATGTTCATTGAAGTTATTGTCAAAGTATTAACATGTGTTTGTAATAGTTGTGGTGAACTTTTGTTACCAGAAAACGATATACGTAACAATCCAAATATTATGAAATGCAGAGGAAAGAAAAGACTCGAAGAAATTGAAAAAGAATCAAAGAATCTCTCATGTAGTAATTCGAAGTCAAGAGCACCAAATGTAACCCCTTGTCAACCAAATAGACGATATTTACCCCAACAAATTAAGGTTTCGAAAGAGATTAAATATCAGGTTCAAGACCGAGGTTCTTCGGGTCCCATTGGAACAATGGACATTGAAAAAGTAGCTGCTATTCTTGATTCGATTCCTAATGAACACGCTGAATTAATGGGATTTGCCAATGGAGCACACCCAAGACGTTTGATTCTTCGATCAATGCCTGTTGTGCCTCCTTGTGCTCGACCTCAAGTACCTCACAATGGTATTTATGAAGAGAACGACATGACAAAGATGTACATTAACATTGTTAAAGTGAATAATGAGCTTGCTTCAAGAAATATCAGTGAATCTGAAAAAAGGGATAAAACAAAGAGATTATTTGAGCTATTCGAGCAATTAGTAAGCACGAGTGATGATAAAAACTCGAGTTTTTCTGGTAATCAGAGAAGTATCAAAACTCGGATTACTGGTAAAGATGGTATTATTAATGATATGATTCAAGGTAAAAGATGTAATTGGACAGCAAGAACTGTCTTATCCCCAAATCCCTCATTAAGATTTGGACAAATTAGTATACCTAAAATCTTTGGATCATATTTGACGGTGCCTGTTTATGTTCAAGCACATAATCGAAGATATTTACAAAGATTAATTAAAGAAAATAAAGTAAATTGGGTTACACCAGGCAGCGGACCAAACAAGGGTGCCACGATTCTTATTACAGATAAAAATAGAAATTTAATCAAATTGAACATTGGTGACAAAGTAAATCGACATCAGCAGAACGGAGATTATGTCTTGTTCAATCGTCAACCTTCACTTCACAAATATAGTATGATGGGAGAAGAGGTTATTCAAACTGATGATAAATCTATTGGTATGCCTTTACCAGTAGCAGCACCACACAATGCTGATTTTGATGGTGATGAAGGAAATATTCATGCTACTCAGTTACCTGAAGCTATTTTGGAAACAAGAGATGTGGCAAGTGCAGTTAATTGTATGATGTCGGGATCACAGAACAAACCTACCGTTGGTGCTGTTTTAGATTCAGTAACAGGAGCTTTCATTATGACTTCGAAATTCGAACATCGCATACCTCTATTTAATCCTGATGGTTCACCACAGTATAATCCAGATGGAAGTATTAAATATCAAATCGAAATGAGAGATACAACAATTGAAGAATCTGATTTCTTTGCTTGTTTGGATATGGTCATTGCAACAGATGGAAAAGAAACTTTATTCAAAAGACTTGAGAATCATGGTTACACAGCTATTGAAAGAAATGGATTGATGTATTGGAGTGGAAAGGCTTTATTCAGTTCGTTTTTACCTGCTGATTTCTTTTATCAAAAAGGAAGTGGAAAGGATACGGTTCGAATTGTAAATGGAGTTTTGTTGACTGGAGCAATAACAAAAGATCACATTGGATCCGCACATCGATCTATCATTCAAGTTATTCATGCTGAATATGGTAATGAAAGAGCAGTTGAATTTTTAACTGATGTAACCCGTGTAACTGAGTTTTTCTTGACATTCCGAGGTTTTAGTGTTGGACTTGGTGATTGTATTATTGGAGGAAGTGCTGGTAAAGAAGTTTCAGATAAAATGTTTGAATCAATTGCACTTGCTAAGGCATTTGCTGAAGCACAAGGAACAAAAATAGGTGATAGTATCGAAGATGAACTTCGTGAACAAAGAATAAGAAATGAATTGAATGGTGCTAGAGATACTGTTGGTAAACTTGCAAAAGAAAAGATTCCAATGAGCAATTCATTGTTATTGATGTCAAAAAGTGGTGCCAAAGGAACAGAATTAAACTTAACGCAGATTACTACATTTTTAGGACAAATGTTGGTTCAATCCAAGAGAATTGATCCTACTTTATCTCAAGGAACTCGTTGTTTACCTTATTTTGCTGATGACTCTGATCCTGCATCAAGGGGTTTTTGTACAAGGTCATTCCAAAGTGGTTTGTCACCAGCCGAGGCTTTCTTTGCAGCAATGGCTGGACGTGAGGGTCTTGTTGATACCGCTGTGGGAACTGCTGAAACTGGTTCACAACATAAGAAAATGGCAAAAATATTTGAAGATGTCAAAGTAAATCATGATGGATCTGTCTGTGATGCTTATGGGAACATTATTCAATTCTCATATGGATATGATGGATTTTCAGCAAGTCAACTTATGAACACAGAAATCATCCCGTATTCAAAAGCTAAAATTCCATCGTTCATTGATTTCTCTGTAGTATTTGGGAGACTCAATGCAAAATATGGTTATCAGAAGTAATTTTTAAATTTTGTGTTTCATATAATATTATATGAAACAAGAATATTTTGATAATGAATGAAATTTGAAATTTATGTGTTAAGATTTGATATTTAAGATTTTGATTTTGTAATAGTGATACAACTTGATTTGTTTGTGTTGTTAATATTTTTGATTTAACTTGTATTTTCAAATATATTTGAAGCGTAGAATAATAATTTAAAAATTAATCAATGAGTAAGATTTGAGATGTAAGTTTTATCAAATAATATAAATATTTGTTTGTGTGATTAATATTCATAATTTAACTTGTGTTCCCAAATATATTCAACATATAAACAATCAATGTATTTTAAATCTTAAATCTTAAATCTTAAATCTTAAAATGTTAGTCAGAACAAATGAAGATGATATTTTACAAATCCCAGATTTTTTAGATTGCGATAAGAATCACTCAATACAAATAATTACATCAGATTCAATCAAAATAGAAAATAAAACACTATTTACTAATTCACATCTCCCAATTTTAATTCAACCCAATTTTCATTGTACATTCCTAATGAACAATGATAAGATTTTAATTCATCAAATTAATGAGTTATTTTCAGGTTATCCAATTGACACATATTTGTTACTACGAGAAATAGTAAAACATAATAACTTTGATAAATATTGTTTATCCACATATGAATCAATAAATAATCTTCTTTGTGTTCGATATTTACTTCGAAACACAAAGATTTTTCTATCTCTAAGTGAAACAATAGTTTCTCTTTGTACTACATCTGTTATTCATCGAATGTTAGATATTTTGAATAAAAATCTAGATCTATCCCAAATACATGCAGTGAAACAAATAATAAACAATAAAGATTTAATCGAATTATGGATAGAATATGTTTTTCTTCATAGATTTGATAGAGAAAGAATAAAGAAAATATTTAGGATATCATCAAATAAACATTTACTTCTATGTAGCAAAAATGATTCGATTGTTTCATTGATTCAAAGATTGTTAGAGTCAAATATATCATTGACAAACATTGTCAAACTTTTATATTCATTGTTGACTTCGATCAAATATAGTCAAATATTTTTTTCTGTTTTATTTTATTTATTAGATTCATCAGATGTAGAAAAAGAACTAGGGATATTAATAATGAAAGAAGAAAAAAAGAATAAAAATAAAAATTCAATGTTATATCAAGAAATATTACATCTAAATAACATTGAAGTAAAATATGAAGAATATGAATCTATTAAAATTCCAACATATAAGAATTTTAAAATTAATATGAGATTTATAAAAAATTTTAGTTGTTAGAACTTTAATTGTGTCATATAAATTGACAATATTGTCAATTTATACTTAAATTTTTCGTTGTTTTTCAAAATAAGGTTCAAATGATTGAACAAAAACTAAGGTAACATCAATAAATAATCAAGATGTTTCCTTCGTTTGATATCAATCTTATTTATGATTATGGAAAGATTTTCTTTGTTCCTTCTTATTTTATAAGATTGTTACAACAATCAGATCCCAACATCTTTTCAAAATCAATTGAACTCCAAAGAACAATAGATGGTGGATTGTGGTTCGACAAAAAGACATATTCAATGGAAAAACTAAAAAATGATATGTTTTCTTTATTTTCTTTTGAAATTTGGTATTCAAAACTAACTTTTAGTGATATTTCAATCATTCCAATTAGTATATTTAAAATTCATGATACATCATCAGAAAATATTCAATTAATATTCGAAGATATGTTTCCATGTTTCTTTCGAACGTCAAATTTCATTGTTAATCATAGAATATCTGACATTGATGAATTTCAATCAGTGTTAAAAGATAGTGACATCAAGTGTGATGTTGATAAATCAGGTATACTTGGTTTATTCAATGTAAATGTAGATCCATCTGATGTTTTTCGTTGTTTTGTTTTGAATCGTCGTTTGATCGCTATTTCAGGGTTGAATCATGATATCTCAATTGAAGATTATAATGATCGATATAATAAATTGGATTACGTTTTAAAATTCTTTGTTTTACATGAGGAAGATTTCTTTCTACCTACGTTTGTTGTTGAATTGATTGTTTTTTCAAGAACAGAGGTGAGAGTATTTAATATGATGCCATTCGGACCTGATTTTGGTACAGATTCATTATTGTTGAGTTGGAAAGAAATAATTAATCATAGTTATTCGAAAAAAGAGGTTTTGTTTCGTGTTTCAAAACCTAAAATGAATAATGTTATCAATTGATTTGTTTATTGAATATATTTGAGAATGAGAGTTAAATCAGAAATATTAACAACACAAACAAAAATTTGTATCATTGTTGAAATTAGAAACTCAAATCTCATTCATTGTTGAAATTAGAAACTCAAATCTCATTCATTGTTGAAATCAGAATCTCAAATCTCATTCATTGTTGAAATCAGA